AAATAAAGTTTCTGTTCCAGCTTGATTCTGAAATGTTATTGTATTAGTTCTAATATTTAAATGACCATCACCCTCAATTACATTAACGCCAGTATTACTATGGCGGTAAAGTTTAATATCAGCATCATTACCTATGGCTATTGCATGGTCAGTATTTATGTTACTAGCACCGTCAGGAATATGTATTGTGTAACTAGGATTGCTTAAACCAACGCCTAATCTATCATTAGTGCTGTCCCAGTGCAAGTTAGTGTCACTTGTTAATGTATCTGCGTCAGACCAGATCGCTATTTTATTTGCAGCACCACTACCGTCAACAGCACCGCTTCCAATAGGTATTTCAATAACGTTACCAGATGTATCAACTGCTAATCTATAAGTTGCAGTTCCTGTAAAATTACCTGAACCATATTTACCAAATTCGATTTTACCTTCCTGTGACGCATCACCTGTGCCTGATTTAGTTATAGAAAAATAAGTAACAGCACGATTTGAAGTGGCTATTACTAATTTACCTGATGGCATATTACTAACAGAATCGTACATAACAAAATTAGTCGCAGCAGAACCAGTACCACCAAACCTGACACCGTAAGTGCCTTCCATTCTTAAATCATTTCCGCCAATGTCTAAAGCAAAGTTTGGTGAAGTTGTACCTATTCCGACTTTGCCGTCTGATAAAATTCGGATTCTTTCACTTCCACCTGAATTAAAAGCCATAGGTTTTGATGAATCATCAGTTGTTATAGTTGCAACACTAGAACCATGACCTATTTTTAACGACCTCATTAACGCATCATTATTAGGTACAAAAAGTTCAGCTGTTGTATTTAAAGAACCAGTGCCGCTTCCTACGGTTAATGTTGCTAATGGCGAGGCAGTTCCAATTCCGACATAACCAGTATTACCAATTCCTGTTAATATATTAATTGCACCAGTCCCAGAAGATGAACCACCCATGAACATTACACTATCTTCAACACCTATCCAACCGCTAGTATCGTCATCATTTATTAATATGCTTGATTTACTGTCAGTAGAATAAAAATTAGCAACTATATCAGCGCCTGTAGTAACGCTTAACTTATAACTTGGCGCAGTCGTTCCAATGCCAAACAATCCAGCGTCAGTTATTCTTGCTAATTCAGTGCTTGCAAAATTTTTAAATTTAATTGGATTTGCTGTAACAGCTGGTTTAAATGCATCTGCATGTGAATCACCAGTAATTAAAGCATCACCAACAACATGTAATTTTTCACTTGGATTAGCTACGTTTATACCAACACCAGTTGACGCAACTACTAATTGATTAGCTGAACTGCCATCTAAATCTTGAAATGTAACTACTCGATTGTCATTCAAATCAAATATTGAAATTCTATGATCACCATAATCAGATTGCATATAACCACTACCATTAGAATTTAATTTAAAGTCGCCAAATACATTTAATTTATAAGAGCCAGGTGAAAGCGTACCAATACCAATATTAGAATTAGATTGATAGATAACTGAATTACCTAAAGTGTCAGAATCAGTCCATATAGGAATATAATTAGCAGTACCAGAGCCATCAACACCTTGTATTTCTGATAATGAAACCCATTCAATGTCAAAATTGTTACTACCTGTAGAACTTAAAACTTGACCAGCTGTACCTTTTGAACCTGTATAATCTTTTATACCAGCGTTAAATTGAACACCAGAATCAAAAACCATAGAAGTAGTAAACGTATTAGTCCAACTTGTAGCGTTACCAGTTGAAACTAAAACCTTACCACTGCTACCAGCAGAATTGCTGCCGTCATAAAATCTTGCTGTTAATCTAAAGTCACCAACAACATGCAAAGTTTCTGTTGGCGCATTAGTACCAATACCTATTTTAGAATCAGGAATGTTGCCATCTATATCGACAAAGAAAAAACCACCTACTTCAAAATCCTCGCTTGATATTTTAACACTAGAATTATTACCTAATCCGTCTGTGATTATTTTTTTTGTAGAATTTATACCAACGTTGTCAGATACTTTTAATAAGCCATCATAAGTATCTTGGATTTTAGTTCCTGTAAGTGAAGCCATTTAGTGATTTTTTACAAATTTACTAAAAATAAAAGTCACTTTCAGCCCTGTCCTCTTGACTTCTTTTTACGTTGTGACTGTGATTTATTTTTGGAATGTATGCCTGGTCTTTTTTTAGGCGCTTTTCTATATTGTGCTGGGTTTACAACCTTACTTTTTTTAGCCATTATTTCTTAAATGAATTAATTGCCTTTTCACTTGTACGCCCACCAAAATATGCTAAAATTACAGACATCATAACTTTTTCAAACGTGTCATTCCATAAACTATTTATTTGGAATGGAATACCTTCTATACTATCAAAAATGCCAGCAAAACTAAATATTACCACACACCAAATTAAAACAAGTGGTCTAACGTTTTTACTTAACCAACCAGAATTAACTCCTGTATCGGCTTGCCAACGTGCTGTAACAGCTTCCATTTCTTTGTTTTGTTGATCAAATATCATTTGCTGTAATTTAATCTTATCGTCAAGTGATATGTCTGATTTTGTTATTTCTGCTAATGCTTCTTTTGGTGAAGTAACGCCTTCTAAAACATTTGCTAAAGTTGGATTTATAACACCAGCAGCGCCTAATAATATTTTACCAACTGTACTATCTTTAAAACTTTTTTTACTCATTATTTATTTTTTCTATAATCCCAACGTGCTTTAGTACCTCTTATATCGTAATGAACAAAAGTGTCATATAAACCCAAGCCACCTTGTAACATTTCGCCATTACTAATTGCATCTTCTATATGTTGGTATAATATTTCTGTTGGCATACCTTTAACAGCTATATCTGCTGCTTTACCTAAAATATGCTGTGAATTTTTTACACCACCAATTTTTTCATTATGTTCAGGTGATCTATAAGCACTATTTACTTTAATTGGTTTGCTAATTTGTGTTCTTAAATATTGTAATTGATTTGCGACCTTTACAACATTTACATAAACTTCTTGTGGCATTTCGCAGCCACACTTTGATTCAAATTCTGATTTGCTAAAATTTTTTGTCATAACTTAATATTAATTCCTGTTTTAATTTCCTGTATTTCTTTACCCCAATATGATTGATAATTGTATTCAGTAAATAAACCAAACCATTTGTTTATCCTAAATCCAAACACAATACCAGATTTTATGTCAACCCATTTGTCATCACCGATAAAATTGTCATAAGAATAACGCTCATCACCATCTAATAATTTGTGGTGTGGCAATACGTTTATAAACCCATGAATCCAAATGTTTTTTCGATAATAATAATAATCTAATGCAGCAATGCTAGATAAATAGGTAAAATCACCAATTTTAGATAGTTCATTGGCGTTATAAATGTTAACTAGTGTTCCAAAATGCAAACGTCTGTAATCTTCGTCAGAACTAGCTATTTGCACGCCATTTTGATCGTACCAGAAATAATCATAACCTATTAAATTACCTTGTAAATCTACTTGTTGAAACACCTGGTCTGTATGCCCAAAATCATAACTTAAAGACCACCATGGATTGCCGTCATCAAAATATTTTTGTATTGGATTGAAACCGTAAGCTACTGGGTTTGTTCTTGCAACTGCGCCAATAGAAAAATTTAACCTTTTACCAATAGGTAACTTAAATCTTAAATCAACTGAATTGTATTCAATATCTACTATTTGATTTTTTAAATGTTCTGCTTTTACTATGTAATATTTACCAACGTATCTAACAAAATAATTATTATTGGTAAACTCCATACCTTGCTGCCTTCCAGATGAAATATTTACAAGATACTCTAAACCGTCAACGCTACCTATATTAGCGTTTTCTGATGCGCTTTTACTTTCATTACCAGTATAAAAGTTTAATCTGTCTTGATAACCAAATCTTGATATTTTTCTAATACCAAAATTAAACGCATAGTTGTTAGGATTTCTTACAGTTGTTTCTATAAGTTCACTAGATTGTGTTACATAGAATGTTTGGTTGCCTTGTAAACTGTTAGCTTCAGAGTAACTAACATAAGGCGTTGAATACTTAAATATTTGTTTAAATATATTATCTTTTTTTTCTTGACCGTTTACGCTTATGCTTACGATAATTGCGAATAATACGCTGATTAATTTTTTCATCTTTTGGTTTATTAATTAATTTTATTGTTAGTGATACTGCAAATCCACCAAGCGTAGTTGCTAATAAATCTTTAGTATCAAATTTACCATATTGTATATAATCTAAACTTTCCTTGCCAAACCCTACAACAAAAGAAGTAACTATTGGCAGATCGACTGTCTTATATCCAGTATAACCAGAAACAACTCCAGCGCCAAAGTGATAGTATTTGTCTTTTTGTATTTGACTAAAACATACACTTGTTAAAAACGCTGCGATAACAAAACATCTATATTTTCTGATAGTATTTGTCGCCAATTTTCTGGTTTAATTTTTAAACTTATATCACCTTCTAATTTTATTATTTCTTCACCGTCACTATATAAAATAACAGTTGGTAAAAATTTAACGTTTTCTTTTTGAAAAACTTTAGGGTTTTCGCCCATGTAAAATTTTTGCAAATTATAATCTTTAAATTCAGTCAAAGATATTTCGTCTATAAATTTGGCGCTGTAATAAATTACAGTAATGTCATCTTTGTTTTGCGAACTAGTCGCAACCGTTACAAAAAATGCAGTTAGGATTGTTACACATAGTTTCATTAATTTTTACTTATTTGATATAATCTTTCGTCTATCTTATTAAGTTGTTCTTTTATTTCGTCAACAGATTTTTCTAGTCCTTCAACCTTTTCGTTTGTGTTTGATATGTTAGAACGAATCAAATCGTCTTTGTAAGTCCATTCTATTTTAGATATTTCAGGTGCTGGTAATTCCATTGCTTTTGCTATGTCTGATTTTAAAGCAAAATACATAGAAACTAAAGCAACTGTAAACCCTAATATTGTTCCTATTGTTTTTAAATCTAATTTAATTTCAGTGTTTTCGCTTATTTTTTGTGCCATTTTAATTTTGTGTTATACGGTTTGACAATTCAATAATTCCTCTATAATAAGTATGGTCAGACATATCTTCTTCTAAATATGTAACCCCAGCGTTTTCACTTGTATAAACTGTAAAACCATCTGATGATAAATCAATATAACCAGACGATCTTGTTCTTAATAAATTTAAACATTGTGAAACCATAGAATTTACATCATATTCCCCACCATCGTCAGAAATATATCTTGCAATGCATTCTATTCTTGTAATGGTTTCCATGTTATATTGTGTTTGGTTTTGGTCAACCTCATTATTAGATACAGAATAAACTCTAATGTAAGGAAAACTAGCATTATTAGGAACACGCCCATAAACTGGCACGTTAGCTGAATCAATAGTAACATTACTAGTCAGCGCTGTAATAATTGCTTTTCTTACAAAATGTATTGATTCTAACATTATCTAATTTTATTTATTCTTTTTGTTAATCTATTCATTAGATTCTTTAATTCCTTCCTTGCGCTGCTAAATAAAAATGGTCTTGCTGGTAAATTTACCTCACGTATGCCTTTACCTTTAAACTGCATTGCATAACTGCTTGGAATACCTAGCTGCAACATATCGTCTATATTAACCGTTGCACCAGTACCAAATTCAATGTATGGCGCATATTTTTTATTTACTACAACTGAAACTGTTTTACCAGAAATTTCTGGTGTTATTGATTGTCTTAAACCACCTTTGTCAACAGCAACAGTTTTTTTTGCTTCTCTTGTAATATCTAAAGCAGTTCTCGCTAATTCAGTAGATAAAACATTTTTATCAAACCCCTTAAAAAAAGCTATTTTTTTGTTTAAGTTGTTTAAGTCGCTTTGATTTATTTTTATATCTACCTTCATTAATCTACTTTAGTTGCTTTTATTTTTACAAAATATTTTAATTCAGATTCAAACATTTCATTTATTCTAAATTTATCTGTTTGGTTTTCTTGCACAAAAATATCACCTACTGAAATGCTGTCTGCGGTCTTTTTACGCATGATTAATTCAGCTTCTATGCTTCTTTGACGTTTACCATCAACCATTTCTATTTCACCAGATTTTTGCTTAAAATCACACCATGCTGTTGTTACGTCTGCTAGTGTTGAATTATAACCACCAAAACCGTCAGCAACTCTTGTTAATCTTTTAACAGTAATTCTATCATTTAGTTTTCCTGGATTCATAAATACATTGATCTATAAGAACTTAATATATTTTTAACACTTATTGGCGCATCTACTGTAAGAATATCTTTGCTTTCATCTATAACTTCTGAACGATTATCATAGTATGTCGCAGCTAATTGTAAAATTGCTTGCTTTAATAAATCGTCAGATAATCCAGCTGTTACATAAGTTATTTTTACTTTATCTGCATAACCATCTAAATCAATAGTTTCATTGTCTAAACCTTCAACAGTGTAATCAGTATTAGCAACACCGTCAATAGTAACGCTTGAAATACTAGCAACAGGCGCAAAAGGAATGTCAAATACGCCAGATGTTTTAGGAATATAATAGGTTCTGTTTTTAGCAACAATATCTCTGCTAATATAGTTTTCACACCAAATCCTAGCTTGTACGATCATACGCCCAATAATAGTGTCATCAGCTGAAGTGTCTATTCTTGCATAAGATTTTACGTCACTTGTTGTAACTAGTTCTGAACCTGTTGTTGAATTAATTTTAATTTGACGCATCGTCTTTAGTTTCTTTAGATACTTTTAATTCCTTGGTTTCTTTTTTTACTTTAGCTTCTTTTGCCGCCCAACCTTTATTGATAAATACTTCAACCTTATCTTCTGGAACGTCAATAAAATCACCAGCAACATAACTTTTGCCTTTGTGATTTAGAGCCATTAATGCTTTTAATTTCATAATATAAATTTTATGTAAAGATAAAAAAAAAGTGCCACAATATTTTGCAGCACTTTTCAAATGAAAACGAAATAAAAATAACCTATAATAATAGAATTAGTTTATGATTGCAAAGTTATTAAAATTATTTGAATATTTACCATGTCTAGTAAATTTGAACGCTGAATTATTGCCATTGTTTTTAATTATGAAAAAACCATCAAATGCTTGCACCCAAATAGCAAAATAATCTACTTCATTTAATTTATAATATCTATTGTAAGTGTGTAACGTAACATGAATACCACGTGGGACAGATGGCTTTGCTGTTGATTTTATTTGTATTTTTCTTAACTCAAAATTTGGAAGTTCAATAATACAATCATAAGGTGAGGAATCCAGCAGCGGCATTGATACTTTCAATCCACTTTCCATTGCCATAGTGGCAAATTTATATTCCGCAGTGCAACCAAGCAAGTTTGTATCCACGTTCTATAATATACAAAAAACCAGACAAATAATTTTGCCTGGCTTTTTAACTAACTAAAACTAAACAATTAAAAAATTACTTGTTGCTTGTGGAAGCAACTGAAAAAAAT